TCCAGTTTACACTACTGGAACTACTGGGCCTGTGCCTCCTGCACCCGGAACGCTAGAAGTAGATATTCGCAAACAAATTGATCCTCAGACAACGCTGACATTTGCTGTTCGTCATTACTACAACGATGGAGACCAAGTTCAGGCATTTACTGCAAGCGGAACCCTGCCAAAGCCACTGATTGCGAATCAAAACTATTTTGTAAATATTATTGATCCATTTACTGTTTCTTTGCACGAAAATAAGGCTGATGCCCTTGCATCTACCCCGACTAGTCTTGTTAATCCTATTATTCTCAAAGATTCTGGCAGTGGAACAAATTCTATTGTAAAACTTATTCCAGCTACCGTTACTACCGGAACATCATCGCAGATTACCGCTCCGGGGCTTAATATTGCTACTCCATCTGGAACTGGCGCACAATTCCAAGCCGTAACGGTTGGATCAGTTGTAGCTGTTACTGTTAATGCTGGTGGTTCTGGATATTCTTCCGCTCCGACAGTCACATTTTCTGATCCACCATCTCAACCAGCGGGAAGCACTATTGCAACAGCTACTGCTACTGGATACGCCATTCTTGTTTCTGGCGCAGTAAATCAAGTTGTGATTACAAGCGGTGGTCTTGGATATTCTGACGCTCCAACGATTACATTTAGCGGAGGTTCGCCAACAACTGCTGCAACTGCTACGGCTAGGGTTCAGACTTCGTTTGTTGCTAGTTTTAAGAAAATATCTGGTGGCTTGAACTATACTGAGCCTCCTCAAGTTAAAATCTCTGGTGGAGGTGGAACTGGAGCTACCGCAACTGCTACTATTAATAGTGCAACATTAAATGTAAGCTCAATAGCAACCGTTGGAACTGTGGCAACCGCTACAACATCTGCTCCTCATGGATATAGCAAAGATCAGACCGTTACAATTACTGGGGCAGATCAATCAGTATATAATGGCCCTAAAGTTATCACCTCTGTTCCTGTTACAACGGTTAATATTAGTGCTATTGTAAAATCTGATTCTACTACAGCACTTGTTACTGCATCTACTCCTCATAATTATTCTACAGGAGATGTTGTAACAATAGATGGAGTTACACCATCAGGATATACTGGAAAGTTTGTTGTAACTGTTTTTTCTGATCCAAATCAATTTACATATAAAGTAGCATCTACATTATCATCTCCAACTCTTGGAATTGGAACTGCAAGCATTCCTGATCCAACTGGAACTACATTTACATTCAATGCTCCATCTGGAACACCAACATCAATAAATTCTGGAATTACAGTATTTTCAGGAGAGGTAACTTCCATTCAGGTTGTAACTTCTGGAAGTGGATATACGTCAGTTCCAACTGTAACTATTACTCCATCAACTGGTGTATTCGTTGCATTTACCTCTACTGGATCGCTTCCCTCGCCTTTGGTTTCTGGAACTGCATATCGCGCAGAAATTCCACTTAATACTTCTACCGGAAACTTCACGGTAAAAGGTTCTGATTTCAGTGATATAAATATTACTTCAACTGGAACTGGAACGGTCTTTGTTTCTCTTTCACGTTCATTTAGCGTCACATTCAATAATAATTGGGAGGGCGCATTCAATAATCTTTCCACTGGTCAAGAGATTTACTTTGGAACTGATTACCTTCTTCCAAATACAAACCCATCTATTGATAATGGCGTTACTGCATTTTATCTTAATAAGATAAATAATGAGACTGCTCGGGTGTATGATTCTCAAGCAAATGCAATAGCTGGAGGATCGACTGGCCTTATTACTATTACATCATTTGGTTCTGGTCAGTCTTACTATGCTCTTAGAAAGTCATTCCAATCATTGCCATTTGGAGACTTAATTACTCCTAGCACTATTCAGTTCCTAAATGAAGATGAAATTGTTAAATTCTCTAGCACTAATACACTTCCATCTCCCCTAGTTGCTGGAACAGATTATACAATCAAGCTGTCTGGAAATTCATTTAAGGTTTATCTTGGATCTACGCTGCAAAGCTTAACAACTCCCGGCATTGGGCAACTCAGCGTTGATATTATTCGTCAATTTAATGTTCTGCCATCTACTAGCATTGATGCGGATCAAGCTCACTTTAATACTGGTGATGCCGTTGTTCCTCGCGCAAAAGAAGGCGATGTTCTTCCAACTGGATTGACTGCTGGAACTACATACTATGCTCGCAGGGTTGATAACAATTCGTTTGAGCTATACAATACACTTAATAACGCTAAGAATGAACCTTCGATAGTTGGCAGGGTTTCTTACACGACTAGCGGCAATACCAATGAATCTACATTCATTATTGATTCCATAACTCCTCCAATATTTGTTAAGTCTGTTTATCAAGTCGATAAGCCGATTACTGAGGGTTACGTTTCACTTTACGCTTACGACTATGGCCGTAGCAATGATATGACTCTGATTGGTCAATATCATCCATCTGAAGTAAATCCTCAGTATCGCAGGATTCGCATTGGCAAGCCCTGTGCGTGGGCTAGGATTTCTTATCGCATCCAGACTCCAAGCATCACAAGCATCTATGACTTCATCCCACTAGAGCAAGAGCGAGCAATCATTACTGCTGTTCACGCTTGCGATTTGGAAGATAAAGATTTTGCCGATCAGTCTGCTCGCTACTGGCAGATTGCCTTTGCCTATCTAAAGAATCAGCAAGAGAGTATTGATGGTCATGCAATGTCAGTCCCGCAGATCAATGCGATCACTTATGGCGATACGACTGATCCAGTAATGTTCTAATGAAAAGCGCACAGATTACTTCAGGAAGAGAAGTCAAGGCTTCGTCTGGTTGGCTTCTAGGGGTGAACTCAGTTCGCAATCCTTGGGCATTGCCTGACAATCAAATTAAATGGGCCGTAAATTGCTCTGTTCGCGGCGGGGTAGTCCAGACTAGGCCGGGATACTCCATGCGCCTTTCTCTGCCTCCCGGCAACTTTCAAGGAGGCATTCTGTTTTCAGCTAACAAGCAATCTAACGCATCTGAGCCAATAGTTCAAAACGGAGTAACTAAAATTGTTCCCGCGCAGATTTTCAATGCGGACGGAACTACTGTTGTTGCTGATGAAATTCCTTATGTAGTTTTTGCAGTAAATGGGAATGTTTATTACTCGCCATTTCCGTTAACTCAGCCTAAAAGTTGGGAGGATTTTCGTCTTAAAAATATCCAGCTAGATCCAAGCGTAGATCAGTTTGTTTTTACGCTAGCAACTCAGACTGCACAGGTTTCAACTGGAGGCGATGTTACGGTTACTCCATCACATCGAATCGTTGTAATTCAAGATGGCATTTCTGCTCCTGCATACTGGGATGGATCAAACCAGACGGGTATTCAGACAACATCTATTCCCACTGGATACTGGATGGCATTTAGTGGTAATCGACTTTGGGTTTCGGCCAAGAATATCGTTCTTGCATCTGATCTTGGCGATCCGACTTCATTTACTGAAAGACTGACTGGAACTGGTCGTGGTGACTTCGCGTTTGCTCGCGTTGTGACTGGAATGACAAACTATATCGGTCAGAACAATGACACGAAGCTTATTGTATTTACTGATCGTGCGACATACTCGCTGGCAAGCGGAATCTATGATCGGACGCAGTGGGCAAGCACAGCTAACTTCCAGACGACATTGTATCCTACGATCGGATGCGTTGCTGGAAAATCAATCTCGTTCCAAGCTGGTCAAATCTGGTGGTATTCGCAAGGCGGTCTAATCTCTGCTGACATTGCGGCATCTGCCTATATCACATCTCAGTCGCTTTATCGTGACGTTGAGATGGCTCGCGTCAAGGCATACATGGCTGGAGACACATCCAAGATTTGCGCTATGACATTTGAGAATTACCTTCTCTATTCCGTGCCATATCTTGAGCCGTGCAATTCTGCAACGATGGTTCTTGATTATGCTCCAGCAGCAGAGTGGGGGACACAGAAGATTCCTGCATGGTGCGGTGTTTGGACAGGGACTAGGCCCGTTGAGTGGATTTCTGGAGTGATTGATGGCGCGCCTCGTTGCTTCCACTTCTCTGTTGATTACTCAGCAACGAATGACGGCTCATATAATCATCTTTGGGAGGCATTCACAGAACGCAGAGCTGATACCTATTTCGACATAGATCCAGATGGGGGAATCATTGAGAAAGTCAATCGCATTTATTGCCAAATGGAAACTGGACTTCTGGGAGACGGTCTGGATTACAAGCAATTTGTTTATGGCGAAATTGAGGCTTGCGAGATTGGCGGAACCGTTGATGTCAAGGCTTCGTATCGGGGATCAAAAGGAACATATCAAGATGTCCTAGAGACAAGACTGTTGGCTGTTACTGATGACTATCAATGGGTCAATACAGGTCTTTCTGACGAGATAGGAAGCCTTGGATTTCTTAACACGCAATATCGCAGGTTGGTGACTGAAAGCGCAAGCAGGAAACCATCCTCTATCACTTGTGAATCAAAGTTGACGAATGACATTGATAAGGCATTCTCAATGCTTATCGAGTGGTGCGGGGAGCTTGGTGTTGAATCATTGAGGATATTTATTGATCCATGGAGTGAGCGCAGCACTGGTGTTCCAAACTCTCCAGAGACTAAATCTTGCGTTATCTCGCAGGATGGAACTAGCATTAGCGTTGATCTTCTTCCGAGTCCATACGAACAAGCTGACACCACTCAGAAATCTTGGTGGGCTAAAGAATATAGAACGGTTTCACTTCCATGCACGGCAAATCCAAGTAAGTCGATTTCCGCTACGGCATCGGCAAGCTTCCTTTCCAGCATCTCGCAAATTGACGCTAAAACCCAAGCTGGCGTTCTTGCTGAAAATGCAGCAAGCAATGCAGCAAAACAGTATCTAGCACAAAATCCTTGCTAATATGCCATCAATTACAACAGCAACTAGAGAAGTAACTAGCTTCCCGTTTAAATATATCACTCCATTTAAGGATGACCCTGTTGTCCCATTGTATTCTTCAATTCCTCTATTTAATCCAGAAGAGGGTTGTCTGCCGTGTGCTGCTTGTGGAAATTACTCTGATCGCAAAAAAATCATTGCACAACAGGCAAACCGATTTAAAGATTATATTCCTAACGAAATTGCAGGCAATAATGCAAAAGTTGGATTTAATTAATAAATATGAAAACCCGAATAGACTATCGGCTTGTTCCTAAAGACTCATTTGAATTTGGAAACCTACAAGACTTTGCTGAGTCGTTTGACCATAAAATTGTCAACCATCCGAACATCAATGTTTACGCTCATTATCGGAATGGCGAGTTGTTTGGTTATTCTGACCACGTTTTTCTTCCTGTTGTCTATCCAGCTTTTCATCCAGAACTTACAAGGCCGCAAGACGTAATTCAAGTTATGAGTGATTGGCGCGCTCACGCTCAACTTTCTGGAGGTCTTGGATATATTGGAGTTCCGCTAATTGATGATCGGCCTAAATTTACCAATGAAGTTATGACTAAATTGGGATTGACTAAGATGGATAGGGAAATTTATAGTTACGATTCATTGACTTAAAATGGGTGGAGCTAAAACAGTAAACGCACAACAGTATATCTCTAAACGCGATCCATCGCGTGATATTGCTATTGCTACGGCAATGCAGCAAGCCCAAGCTCAACAGATGGAGAATCAAGCGGCTATGCTTCAAGCATATGCTAAAATGACTCCTGAGATGCAAACTTACGATGCTTCGCAGCAATCTCAGCGAGCAGCGCAGCTTGGATTGGAAAACATTTTTCGTGCTAGAGAATTGGAGCGCATTACAAATCCAGAAGCTCAAGCATTTCGTCAACGTCAGTCTCAAGAGATTCAGGATCTTACTGATAAGCAGAATGTTGATAATTACATGCGCGAGTATATGCGGACGCAGGGACTTCCCTCGCAATACGCGACTGGGCTTGGTGATTCTACGATTGGTCGTGCCGCCATGTTTGATCGTGCGCTTGCTGCTAAACAATCATACGAAGAAAATCTTGCGGCTCAACGTCAAGCATATCTTGCCTCACAGCAAGCTCCGGTTGGTGGCATTTCTCCAGAAGCATCTATTGCTGCAAAACAAGCTGCTCAAGCGCAAAACCTAGCTTCGATGGAAGCATATAAGCAAGGAATGCTTGGCAATGTTGGTCAATTTGGACAGACAGGATTTCAATCTGCAATGAATCAATTTGCTAATCTTGGCGGAATCCAGCAAGCCAATCAGCAGTCTCAAATGCGCTATCAGCAAGCCATGCTTGAGAATCAAGCGCAAAATCTCGCATCCCAAAGGGCAATGACTGGCGCGTGGATTCAAGCCGGGGGAAATGTTGCGGAATCTGGACTTGGGGCTTTGGGACAAGCTGGCAAGGGATGGACATTTGGAGGAACTAAACCGCCAGCCGATATGTCTGCCATAGGGTATCAACATTAAAATAAATGAATAGACCTGACGACACTTCAATGTTTGCCTTGGTTAGTGGAAAATCAGATATTGGTGGAAGGTATCTTCAAAACCAAGGCGAGTTGCTTGGAATGGCCGCAAGGATGGCTCCAGCAATGCAAACTTTTGATGCTTCAAGAGTGTCAAAAGAAGCTGCTGAATTTGGTCTTTCAAATTTTCTTGAATCAAGCGAACTTGAAAAATTAACAGACCCATTTGCAGCTAAAATGCGAAAGGGTATGGGAAGCAGAATTGAAGAGGTTTCAAGTTTGTCTTCAATTCAGCAGAGGGCAAAAGAGTGGGCGCAAAGACAGGGATTAGGTTCTGGATACTCTAGTGGAGTTGAAGGAACGATTGGTCGTGCAGCAATGTTTGACCGAAACACAGAAGCTGGTCGTCAGGCTCGTCTTCGCGCATTGGCACTACAGCAAGGATATTTGGCTCAAACTCCAGCCCCTGTTGGCGGACTAGATCCCGCTACTGCTATTCAAGCTGAAATGCAAGCAAAAGCCGCTAATCTTCAAGCGATGCAGCAATACCAGCAAAATGTGCTTGCAGGAGGTCAGAGATTGCAACAATCTACATCCGATTGGATCAATCAAAACCTTGGAGAATTGCAGCAAGCAAACAATGTCGCTCAACAGAACAAGCAGAACTACGAGCAAGCAATGTATCAAAATGCTGTTCAAAACGCAGCATCTGGAAATGCA